TGGCTTCGGCCACTCTCTTTTCTTTCTCAAGGAGAAATAAATGGCTACAAATATTAAAGTTGCAATAGCTACTGGCGATGCTGTTCTTAAATATGTAGAAGATGATACGACTGTAGGAAGCAACGGAACTGCTGATAGCAATATTCCTAGCACTACTCGTATTATGGCTATCCATGCTGTAGCATCTGCGGCTGGTTCTTTTTCTATTAAAGGTCAGCGACAGATTACAAATAAGACAGCAGAAGGGACAGCTATTAAGTTTCAGGTAGCAGCCAACGAAGCATCTGACATTTATATTGGTGACATGGGTGTTGCTGTATTTGGTGTGGTCAGTGTTTCTGGTCCTACGGATGGTTCAGTTCTAACTGCTATGCTTGGCTAGTCATGCCTGACTTTGCTTATTTAAAATCAGATTTAATTAATACAACAGAAAATGACTCGTCTGAATTTTCGAGTCAGGTTTCTGTTTTTGTGCGTAAAGCTGAAGAAAGACTTTCTTATTCCTTAGATGATTTTGGTTTAGATGAGTTTAATACTGTTTCAGTATCTTCTGGCAATGCTGCAACTGTATCTTTAAATGATAGAGTTAAAGTGGTGCGTAATGTAAATTTTGTTACAAGTACGGGTGGTGCAAAAACTAATTTACTTCCTCGCACTCTTGAATATGTTAATGACTATTGGCCTGTTAGCGCATCTACAGGTACACCTCGTTATTACACACATGTTAATAATACAAGTTTAAAAATTGTTCCTACTCCTGTTTCTGTAATTACAACACAAATTCAAAGTCAGTCACAGCCTTTAGCATTAGCTTCTGCTACTGGAACAAGTGTAACAACTACTAATTACTTTAGTGAGTATTGTTATAATGCATTGTTTAATGCATGTATGATTGAAGCTACCATTTTTATGAAAGATTGGGATCATGTTGCGCTTTGGTCAGAAGCTTACACAGAAAGTCTCAATGGGTTACGAAATCAAGCACGGCGTACCAGACAGGATGATATGGCTAATGCAGCTTCTCCTGCTGGTGGACCTAACACAGTTATACAAGGAGCAAACTAATGGCTGAATTAACAGCAAAACAAAAAAAGATTGCTAAACAAGCGGGTGATCCTAATAAAATAGATGCAGCAGACTTTAAAAAATTACGAGAAAAACCATCAAAAATAAGTAAAGCTATGGATGAGGATCGTACTAAACCTCTTGAAGAAGATCCGGGTGAAACTATTGCTAGAGGCAATCGCATAGCTGAACAAGAGGCTAGTGAAGAAAAAATAAAAAAGAAATATGGTGGTAAGATAACCTACAAAATGACAGGCGGTCAGGTTGTAGATTCTAGCTATGATTAGTCGGTCTAGTATTAGACAACAAGTTACTAAAGCTCCTAGAAAACGTAAGTCTAAAACTAGTAAACGATTAAAAAAACGAAATGTAAAAAGGAGAAAATAAATGCCGGGACCGCATACACTAATTAAACGTCCTCATAATCTTGATGAGATTGTAGGTCGTCCTACTGGACAAGGCTATGGTGCTGCACGTAAAGGACCGCAAGTTCAGGGACCGCCACAGGATGTTGTAGTTGATGAAGACTACGAACAAGGCAAAGCTTTTAAAGTAGAAGACTAATTTTTATTAGGAGATAAAACATGTCTGCTATTAAAAAATATCTTATAAAAAAATTAGCTGCTAAAGCTGGATATTCTCCAGAAGAATTACCTATGTCTATTTCTGATGATGCTTTAAATAAACGATTACCAAGCATACAGTTACCGGGAGGACCGTTTTCAATAGGACAAATGCCCAGACTAACTCGAACTGATTTAGAGCCAACTCCTCCATCAGTTCGTACTATTGAACCAAAAAAAGAACCTAAAGGTTTTTTATATAGACCTAAAGCAAAAGGTTTTCTTCCAAAAAATACTATTGCTGTACGTAAGAATGATAAAGGTGATGTTCAAATTATTACTAAAGACATGGTTGAATTAACTTCTAGTGGACAACCAAAACGAAATAAGTCTGGTGAGTTTATTTTTAAAACACCTAAAAAACAAAAAACTAAAACTAAACCAAAAGCAACTAGATCTCCTGAAGAAAATAGAATACTACAAGAAAAAATACTAGATAAAATTTTAGAAAATCCTTTAGCTACTATAAAACGTCAACGAGTAGAATCGAACGATGATGTTATAGATATATCATCAGGTATGCCCATAGAAGAAGCAAGAGAACTATTAGCCGATGTTCCTGCTGAAATAACATCAGGAAAAACTATAGTTGGTAGAGTTGGTAAACTTTCTCCTACAACTATTGGAAGATCTAAAGCTGTTGATTTAAAAAGTGCTAAAGCAAAAGAACTTGTAAAACTTATGAATAAACTAGAAGAGGCTGAGTTAAAAGGAACAGATATAAAAAAAATAACTAAAATAAGAAAACAACTTGGACTAATGCCAATTGGTGAAAAAGATGGAAAACTTACTTTAGTTCCAGTTGTACCTGAAAAGCCAATAGAAGAAAAAATTAATAAAATAACAAATGAAGAAGATAGAAAAGCATTAAGAAAAATATTTGCAACAAAAAAAATTATTAAAGGAAAAGCTCCTGTTAAACAACCAAGAGATGAAGAAAGCCAACTACCTAATATTGTTGGTCAAGCATCAGATCCTAAATCTCCAGTAACTAAATTAGATATTCAAGCTGATCCTGGTTTTGCTCCCAAAACTGATCAAGAGTTTTTTGATAATCGAGTTGAAAATTATCTTGATCAAGGTGATGATTTAAAAACTGCTAGATCAAGAGCAAGAAATGATCTTGGGGAAAGAAAATTATCTGAAGAGTACACTGGAGATCAGCTTAGAGATCTATTAGGTGAAGGTATTTTAGAAACAGATCTTGGTGAAATGGCAGATTCTGAAGCAACTAAAATGTTAGAAAGAGCTTTTGAAGAAGGATTAATAAAAAAGAAAGCTGGTGGGCAAGTAGGTAAACCTAAACGTAAAATTAAAAAGACAATGCGTGGCAATGATCTTGTAGCAATGATGTATGATTAATTATGGAAAGGTTTGCAGAATATAATAGAGGACTGTTAGATCAAAGAGGTCCGGTTAATCAACCTCAGTTGATGTATCCAGCTTTTCAAGATCCTTATTCTCCTGTAACACAATCTGCTTTGGATGTAGGCCGTGTTACAGTAGGTATGGAAAATCCTTTAGGAGACTATACTAGAGAGCAACTTGGTCCTGATGCTGTTAAAGGACTTCAATTAGCTATAGAAGGTACAGGACTTGCATTATTAGCGAATCAAGGTCGCAAGGGTGCTGTTAATGTTAGTCGTAAGTTTACACCAAAAGGACGTGCAAAAGCAAAAGAAGCATTAAAGAAAGCTAAAAATAAACAAGCAGCAAAAGCTATTGCAAGACAGCTTAGTACATTTGGAGCTAAACGTATGGGACTAGCAGGTTTAGCAGCAGGACTAGGAGCCGTATTTCCTCCAACACTTGCTGTAACAGGTCCGATTATAACAGGTCTTAGTGTAGCAGATTTATTAGCAGATAAAGATATAAGAGGTATGTTGCCTGAACTTGCAACTAAAGAAGGTCTTAAAAAAATGCCATCTGCTTTAGATAGAGAAACTGCACAAAGAGAAGCAGCTAAACAGAGAACATCTGGTCTAACGTCTTTACTTGAAGCTAGAATAAAACCATAGAGGAATAGTTATGGCAGTAAAGAAAAAAAGAAAACCAAGTAATATGAAAGGTATTACTATTGGTCGGGGTATGAAGCGTCCTACCAAAGCTGGTGCTGGTATGACTAAAAAAGGTGTTGCAAAATATCGTAGACAAAATCCCGGTTCTAAGTTAAAAACTGCTGTAACTGAAAAAAAACCTAGAAGTAAAGCAAGAGCCGCAAGGCGTAAATCTTATTGTGCAAGGTCTGCGGGACAAATGAAAAAGTTTCCAAAGGCTGCACGTAATCCTAATAGTAGGCTTAGACAAGCCCGTAGACGATGGAGGTGTTAAAAAAGTTTTGACGTATTTAAGTTCTAATATCCCACATTTTAAATGTTGGGTGCGTAAAGAGTATACTTATAATCATGAACAATATGAAGGAGAATATCTACATGCATTAGCAATAGCTGTAAATACAATACCAGATAGATGTTTAAGTTTTAATGTTGTGTTTACAGGTTGTGATGAAGATGAAAATATACATGGTGGTGCAATGTGGGCCAGAATGCCAATCACTGCATTAATTGCAGATAATAGATTGGAAGAATGGCCTGAAAGAATGCAAACACATTTAGCTCAACCATGGGATTGTTCATCAAGAAATCATGCATTAATTATAATGGATAGAATATCTTCAAGTCCTTGGATTTGTAAAATAGGAGGAGAATTTTATACTGGTCGTTATATGTTTACAATAGATTATACAGATAGTCATATCTCAGATGATCCAGCACAACATAAACAATCACATGTATTAGAACTTTTAGATGCAGATCAATATACAGGTAACATTGTAGCGTTACCTAATAATAGAGTTAGAATAACTAACCCTGCTTTATGGGAAGCTGGTGAAGGCGCTCCAGACTTTGTTCCTAGTCAGTATGTACATTCAGCGGAAATAGACGATAGTTACATGGACCCTAATATAACATTCAACAATCTTTATGCAAAGGAGAAAACTAATGGCAGCAAAAAGAAAACCAAAAGGAAGAAGTAAAATGATGAAAAAAAAGATGGCTAGAGGTGGTCGTATGACAACCAAAGGTCGTTCTAAAGGCGGTGTCGTTCGTCGTATGGGCGGTGGCTCTATGAAAACTAAATATCGTTCTCGTGGTGGCCGTGCTAGGTAATGCCTAAAAAACGTGATCCAAAGGTTGGTACTGGCAAAAAACCTAAAGGTTCTGGACGCAGACTTTATACCGATGAAAATCCAAAAGATACAGTCGGTATAAAGTTTGCTACTCCAGCAGATGCTAGGGCTACAGTAGCAAAGGTTAAACGTATTAATAAACCTTATGCTCGTAAAATACAGATACTAACTGTGGGAGAACAACGTGCCAAAGTTATGGGCAAAACTCAAGTAGCTTCTATATTTAAAAAAGGTAAAGAGGCTATACGAAAAGCAAGAGGTAAAAATGGCAGTCGTAAAAAAACGTAAGACTAAATCAAAATCAAAAAGTAAATCACCTACACCAAAAAATAAAGCTTTATATGCACGAGTAAAAGCAGAGGCTAAACGTAAGTTTGATGTTTATCCTAGTGCTTATGCTAATGCTTGGTTGGTTAGGACATACAAAAAGCGTGGTGGTACTTACGCATGAGCTTGAAAGAATGGTTTGGAAAAGGCCCAAAAGGAGATTGGGTGGACATTGGTGCGCCTAAAAAAAAGGGCAAGTTCCAAGCCTGTGGACGTAAGTCTACGAAATCAAGCAAAAGAAAATATCCAAAGTGTGTTCCACGTTCTAAAGCTAAAAGAATGACTGCTGCACAAAGAAGAAGTGCAGTAGCAAGAAAAAGATCAAAGGCTCAAGGTGTTGGTGGCAAACCTACTAATGTTAGAACATTTGCTAAAAAGAAAAAAACAGTTAGAAAAAGAAGGGCTAAGAAATAATGGCAACTTCAGGCACATATGATTTTAATCTTGATATAGATGAGGTTATACAAGAAGCAATGGAAATGATTGGGGGTGAAAGTACTCTTGGTCATGAACCTGCTTCCGCTCGTCGTTCTATTAATCTTATGTTAAAAGATTGGCAAAATAGAGGTGTGCTACTTTGGAGTACTTCTGTTTCTAATGTAACTGTGGCTGCAAGTACGGCTAGTTATGATTTATCATCTTCTACTATAGATGCATTAGAAGTTGTTATTAATAGAGACGACACTGATTTACAATTAGAACGTATTTCTCCTGAAGAATATCTTCTTATTCCTAATAAAACACAAAAGGGCCGTCCAAGTCAATACTCAATTCGTAAAAAACGAGATAAACCTGTATTATCTCTTTGGCCTCTTCCTGATAATTCTACAGATATATTAAAGTTAGAAGTTATTTCTGAGCTTGAAGATGTAAATAAATCTGCAATACAAAATGCAGATATACATAAAAGTTTTCTTCCATGCCTAACAAGTGGTCTTGCATATAATATGTCTATGAAAAGACCTAATGTTCCAATGGAAAGAATTAATATGTTAAAAATTAATTATGAAGAAAAACTAGCACTAGCCATGTTAAATAACAGAGAAAGAGCAGTTATGAAAGTTGTTCCTAAATTAAGGTATATTTAATGGCTAGTAATAAAAATGCTTTAGCTATGTGTGATACATGTGGGTTTGTATATCCACATAGAATAATGCGAATGAATAGCTATGGGATGCTGGTATGCCCAGAAGACTTTGAAGGACAATATGATTTAAAAAATCATCCTCAAAACCAAGTGCCTGATGTAAGAGATAATCCAGCTATTCTTAATCCTCGTCCAGATGTGGGCGGAAGAAATCTTGAATGGGGTCAAGCTTCTACTGCTTGGGGATCAACAGAAAAATATTGGAATCTAGTATGACAGACTTAACAACACAATTAATATCAAATACATATAAGAAGATAATACTTGTTAGTTCTTCTGCAACTAACACTGGTGTTAATACTTCTCTTAAAGCTGTACAAACTGGTGATGGAGAAAACACTGCACTGAAGCTGGCAACGAATGCAGTGCAGATTACTGGTGCGCTAGGAGTAACTGGTAATGTATCTCTGGATGCAAATCTACATGTTGATGACGCAGTATGCGCCAGTGCTTTCTACGGAGATGGTTCTAATCTATCAGGCGTAACAGCTACGATTGGTGGTAACATATCTGTCAGTAATGCTACAATAGGTGGCAACTTAAATGTTGCTGGTACTGCTACAGTGGCTGGTGCTACACATCTACAAAGCACAGTCTCAGTTGGTGGGGCTGCACACTTTGGCTCTACAGCAACGGTAGCAGGGGCAGCACAGCTTCAAGGCACAGTAACGGCTGTAGGTGCTGCTACATTTAAGTCTACAGTTACAGTAGAGAATGCAGCCATACTTAAAAACAATGTATCAGTTGGTGGTACGTTTGCAGCGGCTGGCGCAGGAACATTTACTTCTAAGACAGATTTTAAAAATGATGTATCAGTTAGTGGTCGTTTAGATGTAGCAACATCTGTCTGTGTAGGTGGCATTGCAAAGTTTAGAGACAATGTTTCTGTTAGTGGTAATTTAAACGTAGTAGGTAATGTAACTGCTGCTCAGTTTTATGGTGATGGTTCTAATCTTACAAACGTAGAAGCTGAACTTGGTATTACTACAAATATTTCTGTATCAGGATTTATACATGCTGGTGGTAGTGTATCTGTT